GGTGGAATACCACAATAAACACAAGAAATATCATAATCAATAACTAAATTTATTGTGATTTTTGCGTCAGATAATAGATTTAAATTTTGTTGATTACAACTACTACCAGTCAATACACAAGTGTTAAAAATTTGTATTGTATTTTTTTGATAATCAACAACAACATCACCAATACCTTCAAATGTTTTTAATGTATCAACAACAATATTAACCCATTCAACATCAGTTGGGTAATCTTCTATTCCTGTGGATGAATAAAAATTTATTGTTTTTAATTCACCGTCAACTGTTAGTTCCAAAATAAACTCAGCTGAGTTTATTGTACAATTTGTATCGTCAAAAGTTAAATCATAAAAACCTTCATTATACATCTGAAGAATACCTCTTTTTCCAAGTATATTTGTATTTTGGAAATTAGAGTCGCAAATATTAAAAACTTGATATGATGAAACTAAATTTGTTCCTTGTAATGTTGTACTTTTAGTATATATACAACCATTATCATCTGTTATTTGTAAAGAATAAGTTCCTGCTGATAGTCCAGTAACTAAAAGTCCTGTTTGAGCTCCGACATTTGAACTCCAAGAATATGTAAATGGTGGTTCACCATTGTAAATTAAAACATCAATTTCACCATCATTACCATTTATTGGTTGTGTGACCGCAAAATCAAAAAATACGCCACTAGAAGGTGTAATATTAAATATTTGTGTTTGTGTGCAACCATTATTATCAGTTACAGTTGCGGTATATGTACCAGAGGTTAAATTATTAAATGTTGTTTGTGAAGATGGTGGTTGTCCGGTAATTTGATAAGTGTATGGTAGAGTTCCACCAGAACTTGCAACAATCTGAACTGAACCATTATTAAAACCGCAAGTTGTTCCTGTTGTTGATGCTGTAATTGTAAATAATTCAACATTTGTTATTGTAACTGTTGTAGTATATGTACAAGTACCATCTGTAATTGTTAAAGTGTATGTGTCTGATGGTAAATTATTAAATGAGAATACAACAAGTGTTGTTGTTTGTGCTGTTGAATTTAATAAAGAGTCCGTTAATGTATATGTAAATGTACCGGAAGGTACGCTATTATTTAACACAATATTAATACTTCCATTATTGTTATTACAACTTGAGTTTGTTGTACTAACCGATGAGACGGAAAATGAATTTGGTGTTGCTAACACAGTTGAATTTATAACACTACAAAGTCCAGCGTCTTGGACAAATACTGTAAAACTACCAGGATTTAAGTTTGTAAATGTATATGTTTGTGAAAATGTAATAACTGTTTGTCCATTACTTCCACTAAAATAATATGGTGCCGTTCCGTCAACTATCGTAACCTCAACTTCTCCGTCATTTGTAAAACAACTTGGTGGTGTTGTGATAAATGAACCAAATTGAATTGGTGGTACATCACCCACTATTGCAATTTTTGTTAATTGACAACCATTTGTATCAGTCACAGTAACAGAGTATGAACCTGGTACTAAATTTTCAACAGATGATGTTGTTTCACCATTTGACCATAGATAAGTAAATGGTGCGTTTCCAGTTAAACCTGTTATATATACTTTTCCACTACCACTTAGTGAAACACAATTTGTGTCATTTACAATATAAAAATCGTAACTTATTGGGGTTGACGAGTAGATAATACAAGACTCAGATCTACCAGAACAACCACCACCATCATCAGCTATTACATAATATGTGTCAGCAGATAATCCATTAAAAACATAATCGTTTGAGACACTAATTGCAGAATAATATAAATTGTCTGTTATATTATAAACATAAAAATCAATTGGTCCATATACAGTTGCTGTTGTCGCTGTTAGTGATCCATTATCAAAACCACAATAGGTTCCATCAACCTCAATTGAGACACAAGTTCCAGATGAGATGTAAATTGGTACAATCTCACTGTCAAATGCCGAATCAATAACCTCAACAAAATAACTACCAGCAGGTAAGTTATCAACATAATATGTATTTGTTGTTGCTGATGTTGGTAGTAGCCCACTTGATGATATTTCGGTGACTGCCCAACCAGGACTATCTCCAGTAATATCAAAGAATACCTCACCAAGACCTAAATTACTACAATCTCCAGTTACAGAATAGTTATTTATTTGTATAAAACCCATTATCCGTTACAATATATATCAAAGTTTATCCCAACATTGAACTCCAAGTTATTTTCAACACTTAAAGGAATACAATTGTTATTATATATAGTTATTGTTTCACTATCCTCGTTAATTATAAAACTTAATCCATAAACTTGTAGTTCATCACTTGAATTACTAACCCCATTTATCCAATCTGTTTGTGTTGGGTAACTTGTACCCAGTAAATTATATCCAACACCATTAAAGAATGGTACCGAAGTAATTAAATCTCCATTTATTCTAACATCAACATACCAAGTAGATCCAATTGAATTTAAAATACAATCATTGTTTGGGTCGTATCCATTTGTTGTTAAGTAGTTAGTAATAACATTTCCTAAAACAACTCCAAATGAATTAATTGTAGGATTTGAACCCCAAGGGTATAAAGGACATTCAACAGCTTGGATAGGGCAATCGTATGCAAATAATTGTCCGATTAAAGAACAAGGTTTACAAGGGACTGGGATAATTTGACAACCAGCTTGTCTTCTCCAAACAAATTTTTGTCTGTGGAATATTGAGTTTTCGTATTTAACACCTGTGTTCCAGATTGTTGTTGCTGGAACCATTTGTTCAATTAATCTAATCCAATAATCACCAAGTCCGTGTACATAATCAATCATTGTTTGGTATGTAAAATTGTCATTTGGGATATTAATTGCTTGTTCTGATTCTAAGTACTTCCAATAAATTGATTGTAGTGTCGGATAACCCCCGGTTTTACCATCTGTAATATATTGTCTATTTCTAACATTTATCATATTTCTCCAGAAAGTCTGAGCAAATTCAAAAAATGTTTTTTGTTTTGGTTTTGGCACAATCTCTGTCCAGTCTACACCACCTCTCATTGGGTATGGTGTATTTGGGTTTGGGTTACATTTTGTTGGTACAACATAATTCAACCCTTCATTTGGTATTGGGTAATTATACGTTCTTGACATTGACCAAACATCATATACCAACCCTTGTGCTGGATTCATATGAATATCAACATTTTTAACATTAATTGTTAATCTTTCATCACCAACTTCATAGTATGCATTAAAATTACCATCAAAACTTTGTCTTAAAAATGGTTCATTATCGGTCCAACTTTTTTTATTATCAACAACTCGTCTAATTCTATAACCTAAATCCATATATGGGAAATTCCTATATCTTTCAAGATATTGTTCTCCATAATTAAACGGAATTAAGGTTGTTTGAAAATTAGGGTTTGCACCAGTAAATACACTATTTGTAACATCTACCTTTTCTGGCATTCTATGTTGAGGTGTTGACTCAAACCACCCACCACCAATTTGGTAGTAAAATGAATCTGTTGCTTGTGGCATACTTGGGTAACCTTCATCATCAAGTGGATAATCTTCAATAACAGTATCAACATTTGATGAAATTGTCTGTGTTGTAAAACCAGTATATGTGGTTCCCATAATTGAGAAAATTTCTGTTGTATCAAGAACTGGTAATTCTTGATTATATGTACCACCAGATATTAATGAATATTGTTTATCAAAATCATCAATGTTTATTTTTTGATCAGCAACATAAATATACTCATTGAACTCAATAAGAGCTTCTGGTGCACCAATCAGTCTTAGTAAGATTTCAATAGATTTTCTAGTACCTTTTGATTTAAAAAGGTATGCTGAATTTAATATTAAATTTCTATAATATTGATAGTTTAATTCTTCTGGTGTTTGACCAATTCCAAGACCGGAAAATTGATTTGATCCATTTGAAAAAACGGAATCTAATAAACTTTGTTCTGTAATTGGGGAAATATTTGTATTCCAACCTAAAGTTTTTGCAAGATTTTTAAGTAATTGAGATGGTATATCATTTTTTACAATATAATGAACATTGTTCATATTTGGTAAAGCTAAAATGAATTTCATTGATTCATCAAAACTTCTACCATAAATTTGTAACACTTTTTCCATTTTTTGGTCGTCAGTGTCAAATTCTTTAAAAGCTCCAGTTGTTAAAAACCTTGAAGCTAAATTTGTTCTATATAAATCTAGGTTTGCTGCAAATTCATTTAATTGTGTTAGATATGCATCAAATGCTGAAGATGTAATATCTAAGTTCCAAACTCCGTTTTTAGGGAATGTTAAATTTTGAGTTGTTAAATAATAAGTTCCGTCTTCATTCTCTCTTGACACGACAAATTTTGCTGTATATTGTGGTACAGTACTTCTATCAAGTAAAAATTTTTCTACAACATCAAATTCTTCATTGAAAACTTTTGATACATTATAATCACTTGGTCTTATCACTATTTGTTGATATGATATTCCATTACCAGAAAAAGCATTTCCTTCAATTGTAATATCAAGTACCGTAGAACTTGCGGTTGTTGGGCTAAAACCTATTATTTTATATGGATTACCGTCAACATAGGCCACATAATTTTGGTAATTTGCAGTAAAATTTCTAAGTGGTGAAATCATAACTTCACTAACTTCAAAGTTTCTTGTTGCATTTGAGGTATAATCAATATCAAATGGATTTCTAATTACACTTAATGGTATTTCAAAATTTGTTACATCTTCTGTTTGGTCATAAGAAATATTTTGTGCTGTTTGACTATTTGAGAAATCACCCCTAATTGGTAACGCTTCAAGACCAGCCGGAAAGTAATTTATTATATTTGTAATAGAAGCTGAAATTCTTTTAACTAAGGAACCATAAAGTGTGAAATTTGTTACTTGTGATAAATCAAAATTTGGGTAAACCCTAAAATTATTTGCCTGAATTAATCTTGATTGTGTAACACTTTCAATATTAAGTGTGTCCAAATTTATTGGGTCTGAAAAAGAACCAATATTAAAATTTCTATCTTGTTTTTCGTTTAAACTTTCAGTAAATTCAAAATTGCCTTGGGTAAAACCTCCCCCATCAACAAGTTGGAAACCTACCAAATTGTCCGAGAATGTTCCAGCACCAGATGCTGTTTGTGGTGGGCATGTATATTTTTTTAAAGCCATTATCCGGTTATGTTATTGAAAGCTTTGCTAAAATCAATATTATTACCTCTATCTTGTCTAACTTCATAAAGTAAGTCGTTGAATTGGTCTCTAATTTCAAATAAATTGTATTGTTTGTAAATATTATTACTACTATCGTAAATTGTGTAAATACCATCATCCATAGATTTGGTTTGATTACCATAAAGAGCTATCGCCAATGTTGAGATGTCTTGGTCCACAATTTCAATTTCTGTTGTAATTGGGTTAAAATATGTGTTTGTTATAATAATATTTTGATTTGGTTGACCGATAAAAGGTGTTGCGTTTGGTTTATTTGTAGGTGATGAAGACGGTGATAAAGTACAAAATAGTAAGTTAGATGTCCCCTCAACATAGATATATCTAATTGATTTTTGGCTTGTATTTGTTAAGTTTTGGACAACCGGTTCACAATAAAAAGATGATGTAATAATTCTAAAAAAGTTTGGTATTTTACTACCATCAGAATTTAAATATTCAACTCTAAACCCAACAAGTCCTTGGTTTACAAACTTGTTTCTAAATTGTTGTGGAACATTGTTTAAGTCAATTACAATTCCTTTTACGTTTGGTAATGCTGATAAAATACCACAATCGGTAATTGTTGTTCTAATTTCAGCTGGTCTAATATAAAGTGTGTAAATACCAAGTTTATTAAATTGGTCTGCTGGTAGTTTTAAATTATAAAGACCACCAAGAATCTCGTTATTTGCACCACCAGTACTTGCGTTGTTGAAATATGGTCTTAAAATTGTTTTAGCGTCAAGTTTTGTTAATACAAAATTATCAGTCAAATCTCTACTTGGGGTATAATTTAATATTACCTCAACATCATCTGGACTGACATCAGCACTTCGTATTGTTCCATAGGTTCCAGTAGCCACTTTTTATATTTTATAAATTTATTGTTCTTTTGTTATAAATACTTATGCAGTATCTTTTTTGACCTTGAAAAATCCATAACCATATTTTTCTAAATCACCAACATTATCTACTTCACCCATTCTTTCCATATACTCCAAAACGGCCTGTTTTCCTCTTTCAACAAACACATTTGTTTGAACTTCTGGTTGATCAATTACATTTAATAATCCTTCATTTTTTGTTAAAGCGGATAAAACTAAATCATCTTGTGTGAAACCAGATGAGTATGTCACATATAAGGTATAATCCTCAAAGTCATAATAGTCAATATTGTTTATAGTATATGCCGTATATGTATTTAAAGGGTCTGGTCCCCAAACTGTACCAACACAACCTGTTGTTCCAGTAACCTGAACACCAATCTTAAATTTACCACCTAATAAATTATATTTTGGCCCGTATTGTGCTAAATCATTTATAGATGATTCCGTTAAACCACTAATAATAAATGGGACTTGTGTGTAATTATTACTGAAAAAATCAGCTAAGTTTGTATTTGAGTCACCACTAAAAATATAATCATAACTTATTGGTGTGCCAGACCAATTACCACCAGCAGGATAAAACGTTGCAGCCCCATTAGGGTTTGGTATTGTTATTTGTGTAACTGGAACTGTGACTGTTTTTTGAACTAAAGAAATTCCCCAAGGTGAATTTGCGGTCATTGTAATTGTATATGTAGCGTCTGACGAAGGATAAGTATGTGTTATCGGTCCAGGTGTTGTAAGTGTTATTTCTGGTGAACCATCACCCCAATCTAATTTATATGTAATAAGACCAAGAAATTTCATCATTTCTTGTTCTGATGTATTGTAAAAAATGTAATCGTATGGACTTAGTGTGTTAGCTGTAAAAACAAAGTTATTTATAACATCTTTTTGTAGTACGGCACCGTCAAAAGTTGAGTAATATCCTATATCAATAGCTGTTTGTGTAAACAATATAGGTATTGTTAACCCAGTTAAAAATGATGTTCCATTTGTGTTTCCACTCAACAAATATGGCATTGGTATATAGAATCCTGTTTGCCCAGTATCAAATATATCTTGTGATGATTCAATTAAACAACAAGGATCTATAAAATTTGTAATATCAGTATCACCAGTAAACCCAACAAAAGTAAGGTCTGATAGAATATTTTCTGGGGATATTTTGAAATAATATTTTTGTTCTTCCATTATGGGTTTACGTATTCATACCATTTTATCGGACTTAGAGTATCTCCAACTCTCGTATTTGTTGCGGTTTCAAAAACCTCATATGTATTTGTAGTGTAATCTAAATTAACCTTATAATAAAAATAATCACTACCTAAAAAATTAAACCTTGATGGTGTAATTGATGGTTGTGGTGTGTTTGTCATAGTTGAGTATATTCCTCTTCTACCATTAAAAAATTTAGCAGACATATAAAATTCATTTATGTCTATAAAATCTCTTTTTCTTAACCAATAAATGAAAAAACCTTCTTTATCACCAATGTAGTCTAAATTAAATTTTGGTTTTTTAATATCAACAAGAGGTAATAATGTTGAAAGGAGTACATTATTCTCAAATTGACCTTGCTGGACTGGTAGTATTATTGAGAAATATAAAGTTTGTGTTTTATCTTCTGGTGTGTCATAAAAATCAAGTTTAAAAAAAGATTTGGTAAACGGTTTTACAAAGTAATAAATGTCCGCTGGTGTAAATCCTTGATTTTGGTATGTAATACCCCAGTTAGCCGAAGTTAATGTTGTTGCCGTTATTGGTTGTGAATTATCAAAAAATGAAAACTCATAATTTATCTCAGTTGATTGATTTAAAAATTCATTATGTGTAAACCTTAAAGTTTCAAAGTCATTGGCAATACCAATAACTTCTTTAACCATTTTTTTTTGATACTCTTCAATACTATCATCTCTCCCAGTAAAATCCCAATTCAGTTCTACCGGTATATTAACATATTTATTTGTATCTGGAAGTAATATTTTAACTTTATTCACACTCATCTTCTATAGGTGTTACAATTTCATTTATGTTTTGTAAACCAATACCTTCTGGATAAACTCTAAATACATAATTAGAATACGGATAATGTTTTCCATTTAAAAATGGATAATCAACACCAATATCAGATGTATCTATAAAACCATAACTATATAAATCTCTCCATCTAAAACTATTTGATAAACTAGAATAATAAGCGTAATCTGGAATACCTAAAACACCAGTTCTTGGTGCTTCCTCTATGTAATCAGAAAAAACTCTTATTGTTAATTTTGAGTGTGGTTTATAATAATATCCAAGTGGGTTTGTTGGTGGTGCGTCAGACGGTACATCAAAAAAATTGTTGTTGAATGTGACTTTATGATTCATTTCGGATATTGTTCTTTCAATTTGTTCATAGTCATTCCATTCACAATAAGCACCATCTATAATGTCTCCAACATTTAAATTTGCGTTATAATAAAAAGGTCCATTTGGTGGTAAAGTTGATGAGTTATACTGTAATTCTGGAATACCTATTGCTGATAATGGATTTGTTTGGTCCCACCAAGGATTTGGTATTGTATTAACAAGAGGTACATTAAAATCAAAACCTTGTTTTAAATTTTTAGTCCAACCAAAATAACCTTTCCAAATTGTTGTGAAAAATAATTCGGTAATTGGTCTTTTTTGATTATCTTTAAGTGGATTTATATCAACATCACAGTTAAAAGAAAGTGTATAACTTTGATTACCTTCTTTTACTGATGTCCTTTCAACATTATTTGGGGTAATTACTGCTTTTTCAAATTTTGTCTTTGACCTAAAATTATTAAGTTCAAAACCAGCTTTAACTAGTACGGCGCAATCAGCATCAGTTAAAACTTTATGTATTTTAACATAATATTTTGATTTTGTTTCTTCTATGTTTTCATTATTTAAAATTCTTTTAAAATTTCCAATTAAACCAGAATCAAATGTTGTTCCAGTATATCCAATATTATCTATATTAAAAATAAATAAATCACTATCATATCCAACATCACCAATACTACTTACTTGAAAAATATTTGTACCATTGTAACCAAAAGATAACTCTACGTATTCTCCAGCTTGTAGTCCATGTTCCATAGGGCATTTAAATGATATTTGGTCTGGGTTTTGATCTGTACCAACCGAGATATAAAATGGAATTCCATCATTTGCCAACCAATACCAAGAAGCTTGAGTTTCTGGGTCAATAGCATATAATGGTTTATCATAATCATTCTCAAAAGGATATGTTATATAATGTGACCAATTATATGTACTTGCACTTTTATTTATAAATGTTAAATGATTGTTAGGTGGTTGTGTATATCCAATAGTGTTATTGTCAGTTCTAACTAAATCAAACTCAAAATATTGTGGATAACCTTGCCAAGGTGTATTTGGGTTTGCAATTTGTGCCACAGCATTATTTACACCATTTGTATAATAAAGATTATCTCTAAATGGTGGATAGTTTGTTTTACCAATAAACTCATTTTGGAAAATAAATGAATATTTGCAACTAGGTCTGAATACTGTTGAGGCTTGTCTTTCTTCATCAAAAACGGTTTGTAGACTTAAATCAACATTTCTATCAAATTCAATAATTTCTTTTTGATTACCATTTAAGGTTACGTCCAAAGATAAATTGGTATTCTGTGAAGATTTAAATCTTTCAGACCCTAAAACAATATTTGTTGTATTATCAATTCCCATTATCCTTCAGTTGATATATATAATTTAACAAATTTATCAATAGCTGTTTTACCATTATTTAAACCAAAATAAAAATGGAATGGCGCCCCAACAACATAACTATTAGCATTACTTAATATTGGTTGTGGATTACCTAAAGCATCAAAATTTACCAAATAACCTAATTCGGTTGTTGGTGTTTTATAATATTCATTAGGTAAAGTAAAATCTAAATCTTGATAACCTCTAGTTGTAAAACCAGAACCAGGTTGACCTGGCGCATAAGTTGTATCCCAATTATTATTTTCGTTACCAAAAATACTTGGTCCTTGTGATTCTATTTTCCATCTATAAAAAGGAACATCTTGTGTTTTTGGAAAACCATAATAATACTGTAATAATGGTGTATAATTTAATGTTTCAAAACCAGGTGTTAAATTTCTTCTATATGAATAATCAATAGTTTCTGTTTCAAAAAACACACCAAAAACAGGTCTTGGGTATCCGTCACCAGATTGTGTGTCATCACCAAAATATATTGAGTTAGGATTTTGATAATTTTCTGAAAGGAATGGTAAAATTCTCCACTCAGAGTTAACTGAAAGCATTTGAGCAAAATCACCATCAATTCTATCAGCTTGTCTAGTACTATTAAAAAATTGGATAATTCCTTTACCTTCAGTGTTACCACCATTTGGGTTAGCAATTGGGATTATTGCTTGTCTAAAATTATCATTTAATAACCTAGATAAAAATCCAACTTGGATTATATCCGAATTATCTTGATATGATGTTGATTTAACTTGATCTACAAAATAACTAGTAAAATTATTATTATTGCAAATTTCTGAAATAAATTTTTCTCTAGGACCTAAATCAACAACTGTTGTTGGGAATTGGATTTGTTTACCATTATAACCCAAACCAGGATAACCAGTTATTAGAGAAGTAGGTATATTAGCTGGTGGTGCCGGACTATTTTTTCCTATAAAGTTTGTTCCATCCCAAGGTGATGACCTATAATAAAAACCATTATTTATGTCATTAAACAATACAACATCATCACAATAAACATAAGTTGGGTCTGTTGGATTTGTTAGTGTATATGAATTTCTTTTATTAAATGTAAACATATACAATGTACCATTTATCCAATTATTTTGGAATGCTTGAGCAAAAATTCCTCTACAAGCAGCAAATGTTATTGTAAATCTTGTTTTCCATTCTAAAAATAATTTAACATCTTCATCATACTGAAATAAATAAGTCTTATTTAAAAGACAATAACATCCTCTTACAAGTCTATCGGCTGGTATTGCACAGTTTGGGTTTACAGTAACGTTGTTTCCACTACCTTGGTAACAATCTAAGGGAACTAAATTTTCACAAGTAAGTGTTTGTAAAAGTCCTTGGTTTTCACTATCACTACCTTCACCAGATGGTATGTTTCCACCAATACTTGTTGTTGAACCGCCGTCACTTAAAGCATCAACAGTATAATATGTAAAATTATTGTTTTGGTGAAGACCATAACCTGTTGCAGTCGCTGGACCACTTTCAGTTTTTGTAGATGTTGGTAATCTATCACTTCTCATGACTATGTTTACACTATCGTTAAAATTAACATCTGGTAAGCTAAAATTATAATAAGCGCTAGAATATAAAGCATAAACAGTGCTGGTTGAATTACCAATCCAACCATACTCTTCTTTTTGGTCTTGGTTAGAACCTGTAACGGTTGTTTGGAAATATTGTGGAATAAATGGAGTTGCTAATGAAGTTGGGGTTACTGGGTATGTATTAGTGTTTAATCCTATAAATGTACCACCGCCAATTTGTAAATTTTGTGTGTCATACTTAGGTAGTTTGTATCCATTTGTTCCTAGTACTTGTGTTAAAAGCGCACCAGCAATTGTTTGAGTGTCTGGATGTGTTGTTACTGGTTTATATGTTAAGTTAGATGGTATTGTTGTATCATCTGTTGATATAAAATAATAAGGTAAATTTGAGGTAAAAGGTGTGTACTGTGTTGGGTCTGGAGTAAATGTGTAAGAAGGGAAATATAAATTAGTAGATACGTTTGTTGTTGTCTTATGACTTTTTGGTTTGGTACCACCAGCATAACCTTGTATTGGTACATTTAAATGGTATTGCCCACTAATAATAGGTCCAGCACCAAATGATTTACCAAAAATTCTTGATAAATCATATTTTATATTTTGTTTTTCTGTGTGTGGATCAACACCTCTAACAACAAAAATTATTTCATAATTTTCGTATTGACTAATTTGTTGTATAGCAGTAAAATCATTTACTTGTGTTCCAAATCTAGTTATTGGACTTACTATTTGTGTTGGTGTAGGACAAGCAGTAGGTGTCATAATATCATATCTAATTTTATGACGAAGATATGATGCTGGAAAATCATTTGGATTAGTTGCAAAATCGGCCAATGTTTCAAAAGTTCCTACCGTCATACCAGTAATAACTTGATAGTATTCAACATCAGTTGCATATTTTAAGTAGTTTTCAGTTGACCCAGTTTGGATTATTGAGATTGGTACAGTTTGGTTTGTCGCATCAGTTGTTGCATATTGTATTGTACTTGAAATAGAAATTGGGTTTGTTAATGATGTTCCAGTAATTGCGTTATTACCAAACTGATTTAATGTTGCACCAGTTAAATTTATTTGACAATTTGATTGCTTTGGGTTTTGGAATGTAAATAACTTATCACCTAAAGTTGCTGTAGTTCCAATTTGAACAATCATTACAATAATTTGATCGTATATATCTGGGGAATTGTTAACGTTTGTTTTAATTTTATTGACACCAGAAAAGTATTTGTCTCTTGTATTAAATTCGTTTAGTCTTTGTGGGTATGTAACAGTTCTTGGTCTTGCAAAGAATCTTTCATCAGGACTTAAACTCAATCTATTTGCAGCAAAAAGAAATGGTTGTGGGGCTTTAAATCTGTTAAATTCAGCACCACTTGTAACATCATAACCAGAAAATAATCTTTTAAAATCAATTAATGCTTGTGTGGCAACTTCTGCAGTAATGTCTTGAGCAACAAGTCTATTTATTAATGACCTATATTCTATTACATTTCCAAAAATGTTAAGACAGTAACCAAAATATCCACCATTGTCGTCGTTAGCATCATAACCTGATATTTGTTCATAATTGGGATGGTTTACAGAATAAGTTTGTGGTAAATTTAATGGTGCTAAAAAAGAATTAGACTGTGCTGTTGGTGGTTGATTGCCGCCAGATAAACTATTTTGTTGGTTTTGAATGTCTTGTGTAATAGTATTAGAATCAAAATCATCATCTTGAGGTGCATTACCACAATCACAATCACAAGTATTACACTCTGGGTATGAAATCATTGGAAGTCCGATTCTTGGAAAGTTTTTAATTTTTGTTAATTTGTTTATAACAAAAATTGTAAACACAACAGCTAACGCCGCTTTAACTAATATTTGTAAACCCTGCCAAATTGTTCTGGCAATAACACCAGCGTTAATTACTGGACCACCAGGAACTGAAGTTGCTGTTAATTCAAGTATTGAATTTACGTAATCAATTCCAGCTTCAACTTGTACATAGAGAAAATAAAGACCAAGAAAAATTAAAGCGTATTTTAATATTGGCCATAAAAAACAAATAAAATGTGCAATAAATAAAAGTACAAGTATTGGAAATGTAAGAATATTAATCAACATATTGAAAACGAAAAATAAAAAATCAAAATTTCTAATTATATCGTTTACAGGAAATGTATTTACAGTTGTTTTACAAGTTCTATTATCAATTTCTTTTATACCCAAATGTCTTGCTCTTCCAATACCATTTTTGTATCTGTCAAGGAACATTGCTGTTGTATAAACTTTATTGTAATTAAACTCATAAAAAGTATCTTCACAATTAATTGCTTGTTGTACATCATTATAGTCGTCCCAATCAAGACTAAATGAATAAGATTTTAACACCTCAAAATAACTTTGTGGTAAAAATGTTATATTAAATGTTTGTGGTTGTGTGTCATCAACTGGGTTTGAAATAAATTGTATCGTATCACCGGCTGTAACTGGTATTGATGTTGGGTCACCAAAATATGGTTGACCGTTTATAATTATTGTTAAATTTGATGAATTTATTCTATCCTCAAGTAAATAACCACCAGTTCCAACAACTGGGGTTGTACTACCAGTCACAACACCAACCGGCAGCGTTACTACAACAGATTGTGCTGTTGTTGGGTCAAATGGGTCGTTACCTGATGATGTCCAACCGTGTTCTTTTATATTTGGTACAAGGAAATTTGCTCTTTGAAATTGATTTTGTAATCCTTGTTCATTTTCCCATTTAAATTTAAATCTATATCTACCTTTAGTTGGTATTCCTTTTTTTGGGTCATTTGATAATACTTGTTGTCCAAATTCATTTGTAATTACATAGTCAATGTTCATTGGGACATTAACAAGAAATGATCCGTCACCATCAATTACTTTTCCGTTGTTGTCAAATTCATATGTTTCAAGTATCGGAAGATTATCACTATCTGGAAAAATTGTTTGTCTAATTGCCAAGATTTGTCCTGGTCCTGTTATAAGTTCACAAAGATTTCCAGTGTTATTTTTTGGTTTACAATTTGTTTTTAAAGCGTCATCTTCAGCAGTTGTAATTATTGAACCCATAAAAATAGCTTTTGGTTCAATTTTAATATTTGCTTCAGCTGTTAAATCAAAATCAACTCTTGTTATTCCAAATTGACAAATATCTACATCACCCCAAAATGGTGAAATTTCAACAACTTTATTTAAAGTTTTAATCTGTGGTAATTCGTTTAGGTTTGAAGAAGTCTTAAAAGTATTTCCATTTACTTGTGATTGACTTGCAATACCTAAATCAACTAAATCTTGTGGTGCTAAAGAAAAACATCCAATATCTGATAAATCAACATCCATTACTAAGGTTTGATTTCCAGTTGGGACACCAAATATCATAAAGTCACCACTATCATTTGTTTTAACAGAAAATTTATAATATTTGTCATACACTTCAATATATGATTGGTCTAATAAAACTTCTTCCCTTGTTGGGAATGTTCCAGTTGCCGCGTGTGTTGAATAAGATGGGTCTTTTGGTAATAAGTTATATCTGTATCCGTCTTCATTTAAATCAGATAAACTTTTATATGGATATAACTCTGAAATAATTGGATTTGTTTCATCTTCTTGTGTTAATGGAATAAAAACTGATACTTTTGCATTTGGAATTCCAAAACCTCCATTGACTAATACTCTACCAACAACAACACCATAATCAGAACATACTCTTGTGTAAATGTCGGATTCATTTATTTTTAAAGATAGTATTTCTAATTGATCAAAATCTTGTTCTAATTGAACATTTATATATTTGTCTTGACCAACTTCGGTTCTTATTCTATATGATTTGGGCATTAATTTATACTTTTTTGATAAATAGTTTATTTCCTATTTTAGAAAAATAATCTGTAATCAGAAAAAGTAAAAGAAAGAAAAAACCCACCATTAGGTGGGTTTCAAATAAAAATAATTAAACTATGAGAAGTTTACCGTTTTAAGGTTTATCACACGAACATTAATATCCTTATTTGGAAACCTAATTTGGTATATTTGAGTTGGTTCAGCAAATATTGTATCGTTTATTAATTGAATTTGTTTTGTTGCTGCATCAGAATATCTTTGTGATGTTTGATTTGATGAATACTGACCACCAACTTTATTGTAAAATCTAATATCAGAAATACTAACAACCCCATTTTCATTTTGGATTATTCTTCTTAACTCTGAAACATTAACATTTTGACCAAGTTGTCTTGTTGTTGGACTAAAAAACGTAGTTACAAGGTTAATTATTTTTGAAACAAGTGCTCCCTGATTTTGTGTCGCATCCAATACAACATCAACATCTATTGATAAGTCAATTGGGTTTGCACTTTCAATTGAAATGTAATCATTAATCATTCTGTAATTTGACAAATAATTTGCAACATTACTTTTTAATGTGTTTGATATTGTATCTGTTAAATTACCGCTTGAGTCATATGATAACATTTTTATTTTAATTTTATTATTCTCCTCAGTTATTGATACTTTTGCTGGTGCACCAAATTGTGAAGGCATTGTTCTAATTAAAGATTCATAATCATTAATCGTTGTCGCTCTATTTTGGGCTGAAAAGTTAAATGAAACCATTTGTCTAACATCTTCTGTTGTTGGTGCATTTGCACCACCAATGGCTGCTGTTACATTATTACATCTTAATGTATTAATTACACTTCTATTCACACTTTCAGAAGGACCGTTAACAAAAAATGATACGGTTCCAATTTGTGTTATGACATTTGAACCAAGATTTGAGGCTTGTCCTCCACCAATTCTATACTGAATGAACAAAGTTGAATTGGATTTAAGTGCTGCACCTAAAGCAAGATTGTTTGAGTATTTGTTTAAATCAAAACCATTTCCAGTTCTTGCAAATTCTCTTAATTGTTCTTCAGCTGAAACATTTCCACCACCAAATGTCATTTTTAAATAACCTTCTGGTGTGTATTCTGATATAAATTTTGTATTTGTTGTGATATATCTTCCAACTTTAATTCCAGGTTGATCCGATACTTTTGTTGGGTCCTCAATAAAAACTCTATCTTCTGCCAGTGCTTTTACTTCATACCATCTATTATCTAAACCTAAAAATTCTTGTGGTTCTGGAATATTTGTATATTGGGTTCCATCTTTTAACAAAACACTTGTAATACCCAAAACATTTTTTTCTGGTAAAAATAGTTCAAAATAAGGTTTAACATCATTTGGTGTGATTACCCTTTTAAACACCTTTGTAATTCCATTTACAACAACTTCTCTTTTGGTAATTGTATAATTTAATAACTTACCATTTGCATCAAAGTTTGGGACTTTTAATCTATTTGGTGAACCTTCCGCATTTAATGGTGATGCAAAATCAATATCATACACGGTTTCAAAAGGTTGTCCAGCACCTGATGCTTGTGACCCTCTTCTTAATATACCACAATATCTTAAATCTTCTTTATCACCAAAAGCTGGAACTGTAATTGAGAAATCAACTAAAGCAACAGATGGTCTTTGTCCTGGAATTTTTAAACCATAGGTTCTTGCTATATTATATATTGATGATTTTTGTTGTGCGTATTGTAATACGGTTTCTTGAATACTTCTATCAATTTGAAAATGTAAATTGTCTGTTACGGCAGCGTTCAAATCCATTAAAACAGAAAAAACACCAGCGTCATTAAAGTTTTGTATAAGGTCTGGGTAATAAGTTCTTGTGAAATTTATTAATTCAGTTCTTATTGTTTGGAAATCTCTTGTTGTGTATGATATTTTTTTTTCTGCCATAATGTTTTATTTTTATATACTAAATTTTCTTACTGCACGAACATAGTATGTGGTGTTCTTAAGGTTAACGCCGGCAATCCCATCGTAGAAGGATAAGCCCCACGCGTTGAGGCTGCCGTACTCCGTACTACTCCAATAATAATCATAACCAATTTGGACAGCCCCTAATATAGGACCAAAATTAGAATTACCTGATAATGTTTTATTTACATTAAATCTATTTTGCCAAATCAAACTTAATTCATCAATCGCAGGTAAATACCAATCCGACTTACTATTGTTTGTTGAATCTAAACATAATTTAGTGGCACCAGTTATAAATCCTAATTGACCCACTATTGCATTACTATTACTTGACCCATCCCAAGTGCTTTGTGCTGTAGGGCCTATAATTACATTATCTATATTACTCCAATCTGAACTTGTACTTAAATCAGTTGTATCAACAACTAAATAATTCTGAGTTCCATTATCAATATATTTATGAAATATAATACCACCTTCAGAAGATACATATTCACCAATTTCATAGGTATAATTAGTTATACCAGAGTTAATATAACTTTTTAAATCAGTAACTCTTATATTTTTTGTTGTACCGGAATAAACATCATAATTTACTATTGCAAGTAAATCATATGGTGTTACACCAGAGGTTGTTATATTTTGTAATTGTGATATTCTTTTATTTGCCATATACTATTAAATATTAATAATTACAAAATCACTACTCTCAAAAGCTTGATTTGTTGATATATAATTTATTTTTATTTTTGCTGTATGTTCTTTTTCGGCAATACCTTGAACAGTAAATTCTCTTTCTCCTTGTGAGTTAACAAATGTTCCTTTATTTTCTTCACCTTCTGAAGCGTCTTTAACTTCAATACTTGTAATTTGTAATCCTGGAATGTATTTTTCAACTGAATCCCTAATTTCAGCTTCAATATCAGAAAATGTTGGTCCGTCTAATGGTTCAAAAATATATTCATATAGTCTTGTTCCAAAATCTGGTAAATAATATCTGGTTCCTTTTCTTGTTAGTAATAGATGTATTAAATTACTTCTGATTTCTTCGTCAGATGTATCTGATGTGTCTAAGTACCGACCGGTAAAAGATTCTCTAAAAGGAAAATTAATACCATATGTTACACCATTTGCCATATTCAATAAATATAAGGTTGGTGAATTTTATATAAATAAAAAAAATCCCTACTTTCGTAAGGATTCTTTTAAGTTTGTGTTTCCCTTCTCGTATAGGGGTTCATAAGGACAATTTTTGCAACCGGATCCACAACATTTACCTCTTTTTATATGAAAAGATTCGGTCATTACAATATTTCCGAATTTATCTTTATAGAAGTCTGGTTCAGGAGATTTTTTTGTTGTCTCCTGAACGTATAACTGTTGTATCCAATCTTTTGATGCGTTTACTGTCATTTTAATTTTGTTTTCTTTGGTTATAAAACGCTAACAATACTTGATATGTTAGCGTTATGTCATTACCCTAGGTTACTTTCATAACATTTTTTAAGTTTTTCAATTTCACTTATTTGATTATAAACAATAAATAATTGTTCTACAACAAATTTTAAATCATTACCACTTCTTTTTTTGATTTCATTTTCAAACCCTTCTTTATAAATGTTTAAATTATCCAATTCTTTTGTCAAAACATCTATACCATAATTTTCCATAATTTTTTTATTTTTTATTTTTTATTAAACAATTTCACATGCACCTCCAGCACAAGCTGCTTCACCACGAAGATCGGTATTATCTTGTAACTCAATTACTTTTGTAAGATCAACATTCTTTAACGTTAGAACCAATCTTTCAAAATCTTCTTTTGTACAATCTTCAAAAGGTGCTTGTGTGTAAGTGCCTCCATTATAAGGTAAAACTGATAATCCGTTATAGAATTTTCTATTTTTCCACATCCAATCACCAACTAATTCCCACTCATCTTCTTTAATTGAAACTGTTGCTGATACATTGTGTGTATTTTGTCCAGTTCTGTGTCCAGATTTAACCCACTCTTGTGATACTTTTTTCACTCTTTCCAACATTTGGAATACAGATTCGTATCTTAAAATTGACCCTTCTGGTGCTTTTTGTGGAATTGTGATTACCGCAGTATCGTGTGGTCTAAAATATTCATCTTCAACAAGTTCCGGGTGATTGATTGCAAGATATGAATATATCGCTTCATTCTTCCCAACACGGATTCTTCTTAAATAATAATCATTATGCCAAGCGTGAATACCAGATGATGTTCCCAATACTAATGATGAGGTGCCAGATGGTTTAACAGTTGTTGTTCTTGCTGATTTGTTAATACCAATCAAAGCTGCAACTCTTTCGTTTTCTTCTTTAACAGCATTTGCTGCCGCTTTCATATCATAACCTAGAACTACACCAGAACCAATTCCTGTCATTCCAACACCGATAAGAGCGTCTTTTTCTGTTGTTCTTTTCCATACGTCTCTCAAGTAATGGAAGTCAGTATAACCAGCTTGTAATGTTCCAATGAATGCTGCCCCTTTTACTCTATTTTCAAAATCTTCTTGTGACTCAAGATCTGAAGCATTCACCTCACATAAGTTACAGAATTGGTAAGGACGAAGGGCAATCTCACAACAAGGGTTTGTTCCCCAATCTTTATCGTTTGATAAATAGATTCCAGGTTCTCCAGCTCCAGATAATTCAATTCTTTTCCAAAGGTCCATAAAATATTCTTGTGTTACCTTATGTCTTAATAGAACAGCCGAATTATTTGCTCTACCTCTTTGTGGATTTGATTCCCACCAGTTTCCGGATTTACAAGAAATCATTTCTTCATCGTCAGCACTAAATAATGAAATTAATGCAGCTCTTCTGATACCACCAGCAAGTACTGCGTCAGCAATATGACAAACGATGTCGTGTGTTTCAATTGGTGTTAATTTTTCACTATCATTTTTGTTTTCAAACACCTTTGTAATGTTATGAATACAATCTTTTAATGGTTGAGGTCCTGGTGCTTTTCCTCCAGATGTTACAAGTAAAGCTCCTTTTTGACGAATATCTGAAAAGTCAAATATAGGTGTTGAAGATTTAGTCCCCATATAAGACTCAATCAACACTTTAATCGCGTCAGCCCATCCCTCAATAGAATCTCCAATTAAGTATCTTCTTGTTCTTGTTGGGTTTGGTTTTTTAATCTCAGGTAGTTTATCAACGTGGTGTTTTTGAACTGAGAAACCAACACCTGTTCCACCTAACAATAAAAACATTGTTTCGGCGAATGCATCTGTATGGTCTATCGGTAAATAAGCACAATTGTAAACTCTGTTTGGTGAAATCTCAATTGGTTTACCACCAAATTGTAATGATCTCATTGATGGTAAGATTTTCTTATCATATACCATTTTATAGACGTTTTCAATTTCGTCTTTAATATGTGGGTATTTTTTCTGGTGCATTTCTTTATTTCTTGTCACCAATTCTTCCCAAGTTTCCCTTCTGTTTAATTCAGGGACAAATTTAGCGTATTTCATATATACTGTAATATCGCTCAATATTTTTTGTGAAATATCCATTTTTACAAATTTAATTATTTTATTTAAGATTTTTGTTCTTTTTGTTGTCTTTTTTCTAACAATTCTTTAACTCGTTGTCTTTGTCTTTCTTCTTTTTGTTCTTCTAAACCTAAGAATGTGGTTGTAGATTCTGTATCAATATCAAGCATTGCATTATCAAATTTACAATTTTCAAACACCACACCGTCATCTCCAATACGAGATTTGGTAATTGCTATTGTGGCAAGTTTCATTTCTTTTTGTTGTAATGATTTTGCAACTGTTATAATTACGTGTCCTACTTGTGCTTTCTTAATTGACCCACCCATTTGGTCTGTTGTTACAACATCTGAAGATATTGATGAACGGTTACCTTGTGTTGCGGTCCAACCAACAATGTTTAGTTCGTGACACATAGCTTCAAAAGCTCTCATTACCGATCCTTCACTCTTCCATTCGTCTCCTAGATTTTTATCTGGAACAACACAATCAATGTAATCCAAAATTACCATATCAATCTTAATACCGTCAGCAATCATCTTTCTGATTTCATTTTTAATCTGAAGCATTGTTTTGGTGTCAGATGGTAATTTTTTCAAAATCAACTCATTTTGCATAGTTTCCTTGATTTCTTTTACTTTTTTCATCACCTCATCTTTTTTGTCTGACAATTCGTCAGGGTGAATCTTTGTCCAAAGGGTAAAATGTTTCCTTTGTATCACTTTTGGGTTGTCTTCAAAAAAGATTTGAAGAACATTAAATCCAAGGTTAAACGCGTGATTTGCAATCTTTGTTGTTAGAGTTGATTTCCCTACTCCGGTTGGGGCTAATATTACACCAATTTCACCTTTTGCCAATCCTCCTTTTAACAGTCTATCTATTCCAGGTATACCCATTGGGACTGGGTGTCTGTAGTCGTCATCTAACACTTGGTCTAGGTTTGAAAAGACATCCATTGCACTTGTGTCTTTTGAACCAACCAATAAGGCTTCTCTTACTAATTCTTCTAGGGTGTCGTAATTCTCAAACTCTCCACCGTCAATAATCTTTTGAGCCTTTTTCATCACTTTCTGTAACTCTTGTTGTTTACAGAATTTAAGTGCCTTTTCTTGTACGAAATCCACCCCCTCAATAGGTGCGTCCTTGATTTTCTTAATTGTATCAAGAACAACTTTAATAGCGGTTTCCTGTTGTAATTCGGATTTAGCCACTTGTTCCAGAGTATCAAATGATGGTGTGTGATCGTATTTTTTATAATACTCTCTAATCATCTGAATTATGATTTTGAAATACTTGTTTTCAAAATAATTATTCTCAATTACATCAATGATTGAATGTGAAAATTCTTTGTCTACAATAATTTGGTTAAGTAATTGAATTTGAAAGTTGTTTCCGAGATACTCAAAGTTTTTGTTTGTCGCCATAATTTTTCCTTCTGTTAGTAATGATAAATACTATTAGTTTTGAATAAATTGTGGATAAAAATAATTAAATTTTTTGTCTGAAAAAATGTCAGTTAATTCACCTAATATTGTTTTTAGCTTTGGGCGTAGGTCTACGGTGTATCTGACCTTTGGTGGGTATGGTTTTGCATCAAACACTCTATGACAAATTGTCATGTTTTCTACCTTAATATAAAGGTTAAAATTCTCATCACCCTCTGTGATTGAGGTGTTTAAAACTTCTGGGTTCTCCATAATTTCATATTGGTTTTCCAACATATACACCACAGACCTCATCTTCAAATTATATTGAAGTTCGTTACAAAATGACTTAATATAGTCATAAAACTCTTCTGATTTGTGTGCGTTTTTGTTAAACCCTTTCACATTAAAAAATCTTTGTACTACGATATTGTCGTTACACATTAAAAGAAATTCTAACTTTGTTACTTCTTGATCTCTCATTTTTTACTTTTTTGTTTTGTTTCTAAAATTTGTTTTTTCTTTTCTTGATAGTTTTAAAAATGGTTTTAAAAAATTTACCCAAGCTTCGTCACCCTTTGGGAGAAATTTGAAGAACCCGTCGTCCATCATCATTCTTATTAGGTTTCTATGTCCTCTTCCATCTGGATCCAATGAATCAGAATAGTACGCCATAACAAGTTCTTTTCCTTCTTGAGAGATTAGTGGGTTAGCTAAGTCTACTAATTTCTCATTGATTGTAAAAAACTCTTCTCCAAATATTCCCTCTTTGGTTTTCCCACTAAGGAGATTTTGTAAAGCAACATTTCCTTTTTGTTCTGTTAATAACTGTTCTGCTTTTGTTAAAATATCGGAATATTTAACTTCAGTATCAAGTATTTCTGGAAATAATTTAAGAAATGTTTTCTCACCTAAATAAAAGATACCATCAATATTATCCGAACTATCACCAGTTAATATTTTATAGGTTTTAACATTATAATGTGGTATTTCGGATTCATAAATTTTGATTCCGTCACCATTTTTATAATATCGTTTTTGTTGAGGTGAATATATAGTTACCTTCTCGGAAATTAGTTGTGTTAAATCTCTGTCTGATGAAAATATTGTTTTATCTTCATCTTCAGAAATCTGACAATAGTAAGCAATTAAATCATCGGCCTCAGACTGTTCAACCTCTAATTGTCTAACAAACATTTCTTCAAGGTATTGTTTTACCCTTTGTTTTTGATTTAAAAAAGATTGTTCTTTAAAATCTTCTTCGTCTTTTTGTTTACGATTAAGTTTGTACTTGGGATAGATAATTCTCCTTTGTGAAGAACCTGTTTCACTATCCCAAAATACAACAACTTTATTATAATTATTTTCTTCTAAAAATCGTCTTAGGGTATTTAAAAAATGCCAAGTACCACCAACGTGTTCTCCTTTATTAAAAAAGTCTCTAACACCGTGAAAACCAATTTTTAATAAATTATTTCCATCAACTAAAAGAGTTTTAGTCATTAAATTCTTCGTTAAGTGGGTTTGACAATACTGGTTCTTTTTCTACAATGTAATCACTAAAGAACTCACTAAATATTGCTTCCATAACTGGAACACAAATTGAGTTTCCTGCTAGTGATACATGTGCTGTATTTGATAATGAAGTTGTTAAAAGTAAATTAATGTCTTGTTCTTTAACACCCATAAATCTATATCCTTCTCTAGCAGTAATTGTTCTTACTCTTCCATCTTCTGTTAAAATTTGTGGAGAACCACTTGTTGTAAGACAAGGTGAGCAACCGTCAATAGAGTAAATTCTTCTTGTTTGATCGTATTTTATATCATCTCGTCTTCCAATTAACTTACATATTGTATGTTTTTTTGGTTCGTGCGGTGTAAATGGACAATCAACAATCAAAGATTCACTAAAGTTTTCATCAATAAATTGTCTCATAGGTACTCGTGTTTTTTTATGATTGTCAACGTTCATCATTTTTTCTTGTACTTCATCAATGCTACTATTTAGAACTGACATCATAAAAACTCTTTCTCTATTTTGTGGACAACCAAAGTCGGCACCATTAAGAACTCTCCAATATGAACTATAACCAAGTCCCCTTAAAAAATAGATATGTTTTTTAAAATTTTCGTAGTGGTTTTTTGAAACTAAGTTTTTAACATTTTCCATTAATAAAAACTTTGGTCTATTTGTTGATAAAAGTCTTTCAACATCAAATAACAATCCACTTCTTGTTCCTTCTTTAATCCCTCTTTGTACACCAGAAATTGAAATGTCCTGACAAGGAAATGAATATGTTAATAAATCACACGCTGGAAAATTGTTCTCATCAATTTTTGTTATATCACCTAAGTTTCCATTTGTTGTTGTGTGTAACACATCATAACACTCATTTGCTTGTTTGAAATTGTCACAATTTGCAACATTCTCATAATCAACTCCAATATATTTAAGTGCTAATTCTTGTGTTCCATAACCGGAAAATAAAGAAACGACTTTTAATTTATTCTTGTTCATATACTTTTTCTTCTTTTAAATCAAATTCACCATCCACACCTATAATTGTTTTCCAATATTCAGCATACTCACTTTTGTAAGTTTCAATAGACTTCTTTTCTTCTGTTGTATCTTTTCCAGGTAAAAACCCATGTGGAGTTACAATAATTTTTCCATCTTCAAATCCAAGTCCATTAATATGGTTTTTCATAACCGATACTTTTGTTCTTGATGCAAATTTAACAGTTCTTTTATCTTTTGTTGCAGTAATTTTTGTGGTACCAGCACCTTTTTGATTTCCAAACAAAAATACTAATGAAGAGTTTAACCAAATTGCTTCACCACCTTTAGCTTTAATTTTTGGTTGACCAAATGGATTATCTGGTAATTCAACCCAAGGTTGGTTTACAATAATTAAAGTATTTTCAAATTTTGAGTCAGCTTTTCTTGATCCAGAAATTCTTTGATTAATTCCCATACCAATTTTGTCGGCTAAAACACTTGCGTTATGTTGTTTACCACCTTTACCTTCATAAGTCATTTTACAAGGAACTGAACCAACTGAATCCCACATAATACATAATGAATAATCTAATTCACCTTTTTCTTGAGCGTCTAACAAATCATTGATATAATCTGTAATTTGTTCAATATAACTAAAATTGTTATTGAATAGAAAGAAACCATCCCAGGTTAACTCACCGGTCTCTTCATCAACAACTTCCTCACATTCAAAACCCATAAGTTTTGAGTGTTCAAAAGACCATTTTTGTTCTGTAATAATAAAAACCGGAAGAATTTCTTTTTTCTGTGCATCAACAGCAGTTTTAACAAGTGCTGTAGTTTTACCAGTATCTGAGTGTCCTAAAAACATGTTTATGTGTCCCATTGCAGGACCTGGAAGTCCTACCGCATCTAAAAATGCTGGTCCTAAATCAAAGTATCTTTGTGGTTTGTATTTTGCATCAGAAGAAAATTTTTTCTTGATTGAGCTAAAGTCGTTTTTTTTAATTGCCATATTTTATTTTTATAAAAAGATAAGAAAAAGTGGGTACATTGTGTATCAATATACCCACATTTTTTAATAAAATTTAGAATGGTAATTCTTCGTCAACTTCATCATTGGCTTGTGGGTCCTCAACTTTTGTTTGAGTTTTTGTTTTGCCACCAATAATTGTAAGTTCTTCTTCAGATGTGTTACTGTAGATATATTTTCCAGCATCAGAATCCCATCTTGGTGTTTCACCACGAGCAATAGCTTCAAGGTATTCAGCTGGTTTTTTAGAGTATACATCTTCCCAAGTAAGTTCGTCTTCCAACCAAGATGTCATTGTTTCTTCGTCTTCGTGAACTGGAGTTGGGTCATCATACATAACTGTTTGAATTACAGTGTAGAAAGCTCCTTTTGGAGTTTTTGCTTTTGTTAATTCAAGGATTAAATCTCTTCCTTTTTCACCATCAGCAACATCACCTTTTGCTTTATAGATTGGAATAATTTTATCAAAAATTCCTTCTTGTTTGTAATTGTGTTTGAATCTCCAAAATTTAGGTCCATCCTGTTCGTTGTCACGGTCAATTACCTTAACAATATAAAACTTACGAGGTTTGTATTGTTTTGCTAATTCTTTGTCAGATTCTTTACCAGTTGACATAAGGACATCATAAACTTCACTTAAAGGTGAACGTTCATTGTCATTTTTTCCTGGATCATAGAATTTCTGCCATTTTCCGTCCACAAGAATTTCGTGGAACCATACCTCTTTAAAAGGTGAAGACCCGTCTGGAGTTGGTAAAATACGGATTTTCTTTTGTGCTTGCTTTTCGTTGTCTTTAAGTATTGCAGCAAAATACTTTTTCATTCTTTCTTCTTGTGACATCTTTGCAGTGGAAGAAGAACCACTTTGTTTTGAACTCTCATACTGTGCCAAAACCGCATCTAAAACATTGTTTGTCGCCATTTTTATATTTGTTTTTAAAAGTTTACAATAGAAATTATAATTAAAATTTGTGTCGCAGTCAATAAAATATTTAAATTTTTGAAAGGGACACGAATGTCCCTATCAAATTACATTATATCAGTATCATTTTCATCGTCTTCATAATCTTCAAAAGAATCTTCAATTTCGTTTGATGAATATTGTTTAACATCATCAGCTGTCAATTCGTATTCTTTTCCTGTTTTTTCAAAATCTTGTTCTTTATCTGTAAAAAAATCAGAAAGTTTTTGATTAAATGGACCAGAATCTAAAGACCTTAGTTCAAGTTTTTCTTTAGCGGTTTTTGGTCTCATTTTTTCAACTTTAGTTTCTAAATTATCTATTTTTGAAACTAGTTGGTCCATTTCAGATAGTTTATCTTCTAATGTTTTTAATTGGTTAAATAAATTGTCAAAATACTCATCTTGTTTTTCTTTCATTGATTTTTGAGCATCAACAAGGTCTGTAATTTCTAATTCTTCTTTTTCTGGTTTACCTTCGTCATCAACAACTTCAACATCAGCGTCTGCCGCAACATCAACTGGTGCTGCTGGTGCTGCTGGAGCTGCTCCACCTGCCGCTGGGTCAACTGGTGCCGCCGCGGGGTCTGCAGGTGCTGCTGGGTCAACTGGTGCAGCTAAAGGATCTGCTGGGGCGGCTAAAGGGTCTGCAGCTGGATCTGCTGGGGCGGCTAAAGGGTCTGCTTGTTCAGATATATATTTATTTATATTTTTAAATCTATAAATTTCTTCTAATATTTTATTATCAATACCCATTTTTATCCGTTTAAAAGTTGTTTTATTCCAGTTTTTGTTTCAACTTGGATTTTTTTATTCGTTCTCATAGTGTTGTCTACTCTTTCAATTAGACCATCTTTATCTCTTACAACATAACACTCACCACTATCCAAGTCACAAACTTGTTTTGTACCATCTCCTAAATCTTTTTCAGAAGTTCTAGTATTTTTACCTAAGTAATTATCTAAAATTAGTTTTGTATTCATATCTTTTTTTTCTATAAATATATCGTTAATGAATAAAATTAACTATTAACGGAATTAAATAAATCATTTGCTTGTTTTGCGGCATTTTCTAATTTTTTCTTATCTTGTTCTGTCAATTTATCATAAACATTACCATTTTTAATTGTTGGCCAAGAAGTTACGTATATTTTTACAACAGTTTCTAAATCTAGTTTACTCATATATGTTTGTAAAATTGATGGTGCTTTTGATATAACAAAATCTAAAAATTTTGCGGTTGACGTAAATTTAACCATAGGTATGTCTTTAATTGTTCCTCTATTAACACAATAGTAATTTTTATCAACAAATGATATAAATGCCGGACCATATGTTTGGTCTAATGAAACTGAAGAAAAATTATTTTCATATGCTTTTAAATTATTCCCACTTCCAGAATCCATAAAAATTAAAACAAATAATAGTTGTCTTAAATAAACTTCTTTTTCGGTTTGTGCTGTATATCCATTTGCTCTAACTTTATCTCGTAATAAAACGTTAAATTCATTTGCACTAATTGTTGTTAATGTTGGGTTTGCAACATTTGTAAATCCTTGGTATGTAGCATTTAATTTAGTAGAACAATTTTGATTTGTTGTTAAAACATCTTTTTCTGATACTGTTGAAACAACGTTATTTATTTGTGATATAACATTACCACTTGATGATAATTCTGCTGTTTCTTTTTTCTGTAATTGGTCTTTTAGTTTATCAATAATTTTAAAACTTAGGGCTTGAATAAAGTTATCTACTTTTGGTAAATCATAGAAGGGTTGTCTGGTTCCTGTTATACTTGTTTTAAAATCTCCCTCACTAACACTATGTGATATTTTAGTAATCATATAAGGACCACTAAACATAGGTACATTTCTTAGATTAAAATACATCATTGGTTGCATTAAAGCGTTACCCATCATATCAATTGTACACTCATAACTTCTGTTTTTGTAAATGTTATATAGTGAAACACTTTGAGAACCAGTTCCTCTGTTTCTACTAGCATTTGCCATTTGATTTATCATTTCAAGTGATTCTGCGGTTGGTTTACCGACACTTTGTTGAAGGTTGATTTGATAAAATATTTGTTGATTTTGATTACTAAAGTCTACATTAAACCCACAAACTTTATTTGACTTATCCCAATTTGTTTTATTTAATTGGTTTTCAAGTAATGGGTTATCACTAGCTCTCCTTAAATCAAATGCGTCATCTCTAAATTTATAATCAACATTATCGTTCATTGCAAGATGGTTACTTGGTACACTTCTATAATAACACAAATATTTTGGTGATGTATTTCTATAATCAACATTTAGAAATGTTCCCCACATAGAACTAGCAAACTCAGTTGTTCCCTCTGGTTGTGGTACTGGGTTTTTTACAACTTCTTGAGCATTATAAAAATTACTATAAGCTGGCAGTGGAAAGAAACTAAAATTATTTTCTTGTAAAATTGTTTTAATTAAATTCTCCATTTTATTGTTTGGTAGTGAAGTTTCAATTAAATCTTTAATTTTAAAAATATCAACAAGCACTTTTTGACCAACATCTCTACATGCTCTATCAAATAAAAGTATATCTTCAAATAATGTTTTTGTTTTAAGGTCAATCCCAGAAATCCAAGTATCATTCAACGATTTAAATGAGTCCCATAATTCATCTCTACTTTGGTCACCAACAAGAGGTGCTTTTTGGTCTGGATTTTGTTTTACAATTGCAACATCTGGTAATTCATTTCTAATACCACTCATTAAATCATTTACTACATTTGTAAGATATAATTCACAAGTATCTAAATACTCATTCATTAGATTGAAAAAATCCCCAAGATTTACATTTTGATTATTTTGTTGTACTACTGGGTTTTGTACTGGACTAATATTTTGAGTTGGTTGAGGTACTACCACATTTTGTGACGATGGCAATATATTTTGTATTGTTTTAACAAATTGTGGGTCGTTTTGATTTGTTGAGGTTGATCCGTAATAATTAATAATTACAGCATTTCTCATAGCGGTTCTATCAGATGTAAAGGTTGGACCCTCATCTGCTAATACGGTATTTGAAGTATCTCGTAGGACTGAATTTAATTTTGGTCCTAGTGTGTATATTGAAACTGTATTACCACTTGTTAATGTTGCCACCTCAACTAAATCACCATAAGGGTTAGGTAATGGTGTTGGACTAGGTGGTGGAAGATTTGGTGGTGGCACTGGACTAGGTGGTGGCGCACTTGGTGTATTTTGTGCTTGACCTGAACTAAATTTTTTAAATTTATTTAGTTTATGTGTTGCATATAATTTTATTATTGGTGCAAAATCTTTCACATTTTTTTGTGAAAATTGTACATTCATATCAACAAAAAAATCGGTAATGTATGAACCATTATCTGAATAAACAAGTTCTGGTATTTCAGAAAACCCAACATAATATTCTAAATCTTTCCAAGTTTCTGGATATGCGGCTTTTGATTGTGCTAATGTAACCGTACCTCCAGCTGTTGGTAAAAATCCGGCCATACTTTGGTTGTATCCTTGGTATGTTATTGGTTCTTCAATAAATTTTGTAGAAAAAGTATAAAATAATCTTTTGTCAAACATTGTTGGGTTACCAAATCTAAATACAGTATCATAAGTCATTAAACTATTGAACAAAGATTGGAAATTTAAATTTTGTTTTGTGATAACCTCATCAATCAATCCTTCTGTTCCAATTGAAGTTGGTTTTTCAATTTTCATTAACAACCTCATAAAATATTGGAAGTTTTTAATTGCAATTTCAGTTTCAGTTTCTTCACCTTCTTCGGCGGCAATTAGTGTTTTATAATCGTATATTGACCTACTATAATTTAAAAACTCTTCTTCAAACACATCTAAAACTTTTGTTTCAAACGTTGTAAAAATTTCAGATATTTTTGTATATTTTGATTTATCCCCATTTATTGAGAAATTTTCTTGTATTTTTTTATCATTAAAAATTTGTTTTAAATAAGAATCTGGATCTGGGATTTGTAAACTATTATTATCAAAATAACCATAATTTGGTGCACCCCAAAACATTCTAGCCGAACCATTAAATACTGCGGTATTTCCAGTGATTTCTAATTTTAAATTACCATTTTTAAAACACTCATCAGATACTTGATTTTTTGTGTTACCAAATGAAGGAAACACATAATATTTATCTTCATTTGTCAATTTTGATAATACTGACCAAGGTGTTAAATTTAAATTTCTATTTGGGTTATTAGGGTCAAAACCATTTGTCTTTATAATTTTAGAATTAGTATTTGTTGATAAAACTAATTTTTTATCATTTATTAATGATTGTACTTCTGCTTGACCATACCCAGATGTTTGAGAGTTAGTAACAAAGAAATCACTTGGTGTTGACACAAAAAATGTTGCTCCAGAAAAATTTTGTGGAGTGTCAATTGTATATACTAAATTTGGATTTGAGCTTCCAGTAATTTTTGATATAATCTTAGTTCCTGGTATAATATTTGGTCCCGCAATTTTTGCATTAACATCTAATGTTCCACCAGTTATAAATGTAAGTTCAAGTGTTGTACCAGATATGTTACAAGTTCCATTTATCTTTGTTAAATTTTGTATAGGTGTTATTTGATAAATCCCAGGACCTCCAGTTGTACCACTTAATTGTGAAACAATAGTTGTGTTTAAATCAACATTTGGTCCGGATAATGTATATCCAGGACTTAATGTGTTGTCATTAACCGTGTATACGACCATTGTGTCGTTGAATATATCACAAGTTCCATTTAATTGGGTTGACCCACTAAACAGTTTAAGTCCTTGTAAAAATACATTCATATCATCAATAAGTTTTGGGTAGAACCCAGTATTGACGTATGACGTGTATGAACCAGTTCCAAAATTTTGACTTAAAACAATATTTCTTTGTGTTCCATCAATGTTTAAATTATATGTTTTTGTTGTTGCCGAATTAACTGGATCATAATTTCCAAGATAGTTAAAGTCTTTCCAACTACCATCTAAAATATCTTTACCTTCTCTATTCCAAGTTTTATATCTATGCCAGATTGACCCGTATTTTAATATCCAAGTATACGGTAATTTATGTACGGCACCAAACTTTTTAATTGTTGAAATAATATAATCTAAATCTTCTGAAGCGTTTTTTGTTTTAAATCTTTCTCTTAATGTTGCAACTGGTAAACTATTAACAAAAAGATAAGCGGCTGCTTTATATGGATTTAAATCTTTTGAGTTATATCTAAAATTAAACACACCATTTTGTATTGCATTTACAAAATATGGTGTATTCATCATTGATGTTGTTTGATTTTCAGTTAAATAACCGGTATACCCAGAATAATATATGTTACCCTCAGTAATAAATTGTTCTTCAATTTTTCTATTGTTATAGAATTGTTTAAGATTTGGATTTATTGTTTGGTTAAAAATATCTGTTGTGTAATTAAAATTTGTAATTGGTCTTTTTGTATCTGTTGTATCATCATTTTTAAAATTTGTGATTGATTTATGAGTTGTATTATAAACCAAAATTTTATTTGTGTTAAAAATGTCGTTAGTCCCATTTGTTCCTTTACCATTTGCCAAATAATTTTTACACCAATCAAGATTTGTAATTGGGTACATATCAGTAAAATCAAACTGATTACTATATGTTTTTACTTGGACATAATCTTCAATTTTATTTTGTTGTGTTGCGGAAACATTTGGTTGTGATGAAGGACTTAGTAATATGTTTTTATTAAACAATTGAAACGGTGTGTTTGTTTTGTTTTTAATGTATGGTGTAACAAACTCACCTCTAATAAATTTTTGCCAACTTTCACCTTCACCTTGATTTGAGATATGTCTTAAAAATGTTTGATAGTTATTTCCATCAATTAAATATTGTTTTAGTTTTTTAATTAAAAATGGATTATCAGTACCTAAAGATTTAAGTGCGTTTATTTTTTCATTTTCAGATTCAACCAAATAAACACTTGATTGATAACCATCAACTCTACTTAATTTAGAAAAGAATGTATTAACCATAACTCTTTCATAAATTTCGTAGTAATATTTAACTTCTTCTTTATTTTGGAAAACTTCATTTGAGATTGGGAAATCAACAGCATTCAAACTCAACCTTAAAGGTTGTTGTTCAGAATTATTTGAATCGCCTAAATCTGGTTCTTGAGCTTCCCTTTCAATAAAACCTTTAATGTATTCTTCAACAAACTCAACTTCAGGCCATAGTTCTGGAATATATGCTTTTGTTATTGATGATAATTTTGGGTCTCCAGGATATTTTAATGCAAATTTTTCTTGAGAATCATCTCCTTGATTTTCTAAGATAATTTGTGGCCAAGGATAAATTGGTTCTGTTGCTTGTTGTGCGTTCTTAACATCAACACTTTGTGCTGTAGTTGTTCCAAACACAGAGGCTCTTCTATATGGGTCATCTCTTACCTCCCACGCTGAATTATGAACATCATCCATTAACCTTAAAAATGCCTCACCTTGTGCGTAAAAAACTGCAAGTATGTTTCTAATTGTTGGTTTAAAACCAATACCACTATCTTTTTTTGCTAATTGTTCTGCTAAATTATCCGTAATTTGTTTTTCAATTTCGGTTCTTAACGTTGTTAATTCTTTTGCGGCTTGGTTACAAATATCATTAAATGTTCCCTTTCCGTCAAAAACAAAATATTGATTTGTTGGTATTTCGGTTGATTTTGCAACTGTAAATTCTTGGACTAAAGTCCCACCGGAAGTTGTTTTACCATATGCTTCATTAAATGATTTAGTAAAATCAACATCATTTACTGTGATTGTTTTTTTAAACTTATCTATTGTAACATTTACTGGGACTTGACTCTTTGTTTGTTTTCCACCAACAGTATAACTACCATCTTTACCGGCAACACTATTTGATTCTAATTTTTTTACAAAATCTTTTATTATACCATCAAGTTCAGTTATTGCTTCACTTTTTTTCTGAGCAGTATCATAATCTTTTTTAAATGTATATACTTTTGTGTTGTCGGTTAGAACCAATGGAAATTTAAAATCCATATAAGTTCTATACCAAGAGTTGGTATCAAAAAATACTTTTTTTTGGAACTCTGTAAGTAGTGTTTGGAAATTCTCAAGTTCAGTTAATGAACCTAAATTTTCTTTTGTAAATTTTTCTAATATATCTTTAATAAAAGTATCTAACTTACTTTTTAATTGGAAAAGACTGTATTCAGGAAAGTCATCATCAATTAAACCTTTTGACTTATATTCCGAATATAATTCTTTCATTTTTTGGTATCCTCTAGAAACTGAAATTGGTTTGACATTATCTGAAGATTGTTTTGATACAGTTCCATTTGATTGTGGTGTTCCTTGTGATACTTGTCCTGTACTTACAAATGAATTATACATATGTGGAACGGCTAACATGTGTCCCCAATTTATATATGACATCACACCATATTTGTACCCATATAGTTTTAAAGTAACTTTAAAGTTTCCAGATGTATTATCAAAAGTTGAGTTAAAAGTTTGTAACATAAGTGGCATTCTAACTGCCTTTCCGTAATACCCTTTTAATGTTAAATAAAATATTGGGTAAGGTAATTGGAAAAAAGCCGCATAAGGTGAACTATTACCACCTTCAAATAATCCTCTACCTTTTACATCTTCTAATTGTATTGTTACTTGTGGGTAAAAATTTGTATCAATAATTGTCTCAATACTTTTAATACCTAATAGTCCATTATCAACAGCACCTGGTGTACCGTTTGAATATAGTGATTGTGAAATATAAAAGTCGTCTGATTTTTTTGGGTTTTGTACTGCATTAAGTTTAGGTTGATTTACACCTTCACCTTTGATTGCGCCTTTACCAGTAATTTCGTCTGTCCAATTATTATTTAAAAATTTTTTAAAACCTGGGTTAAGGAAATTTATTTTTCCAACAGATATTGTTCTTACATTATCATTTAATGGTGCACCAATAGCCAGTTTAGTTCTTGGTACAACACTACACTCAAGGTTAGCATATATTACCAAGTTTTCTTGTTTGACTAATCTATCTCTTACTTTGCCGTCTTGATCTATTACTTTGTTTGGGTCTATAAGGGATACATTATCGTAATCAAATTCTACTAAAATATTTTCTCCATTATCTACCATAATAAAAGAAATGGTTGTTTAATTCGTTATTGTAATCTTGTAATGATGTTAGTAAAGGAAATGGAATTGTCAATATTGCACCATCAGGTATACTCCATTCAGAACCAGAATATTGTGGGTTAGCTTGTTGTATTAACCAACCAAAAAATGGTGAACCATAAAATTGTTGTGATATTTTATCCAATCTTGATTGACCAACAATGTAAATGTAATTTTTATCCGTAACTTTTGTCGGAATTGTTATATAAGGAACAACTTGTTGTTCTCCATTTATTAAAAATTGATTATATCTATTGTAATATTGTAAATTCATAATTAATTAAATTTTACTTTTCCATCAAAAGTTTTAAAATCATTGTTCAAATTATTTGTTGAGTACAAATCTGAAATTCTTTTATTTTGGTCGTTTGTACCACTATTTGTTGTAACATAACCAAAAACATATTTATCGGCATCATTAAGTGGTGATTGAGTTAAATCTTTGTATGCTGTTGAATTTTTTATTTTACCATAAACTTCTATATTATTTTTTGTGTAGTTATTATAGGTTTTAACACAATCATCAATTGCTTTATCTATTTCATTACCAACTACTGTTTTGTTTGAATAAACTTGACTATTTAATATAAATTCTTTTAGAGCACTTTTTTTTGTGTCAGTATAAAATATTTGTGCCATAACTTGATAAAATCTATTTCTTGCGTCATCGTTATTGATGTTTGAATCACTTTTTACCCAACTTGGTTGTCCTGTTCTTATATCATTAAACAAGGCATCTTTTGGTAAATATTTATTATTTGCAAGAAACAAAAGTTGATCATTTTGTATTATATTAGATGGTTCGTTAAAGAAAGTTATATGTTTATCTTTTATTTTAGTGTAACTTGTTTTTAAAAGATTATACGTATCACCAGAACTAGTGTCTGCCGACAAATTATAAGTTAAAGGTTTATTATCAGATGTTAAAGACCCATCTGTTTTAGTTAAGATTAAATTAAATTTCCTTATATTTTGAATATAGTCTTGCTGGATGTTTATTAAATTTGATAAATCATTATTTAAATTTAAAGAAAATTCTGTTTTACTATCCTCAACAAATTTTATTAATCTTCTTTCAATTTCTTTTTTATCTGTATTTTTCAAATTATTACTTTTGTCAATAATCACCATAAAAGGGTCATTTCTTTTTTTAATATCAGAAACTGTTTCTTCAAAAAGTTTATTAACTTTATTTTCTACATTATTTGGTTTTCCGTAAATTGGTAATTCAGATGATGTCCCGTATTCATCAAACTTTCCAACATTAAAATTTCTTTCATTAAAAAGTAAATCAACAACACCTCTATTAAAATTTTTAACTAGTGTTGCATGAGTGTCTATTACAGTATCAAAATACTCTGTTGTTTTTTTCCAAAAATCATTTATCTGACTAGTATAGTCAATTTGGGTATCACTTAATATTGCACCAATTGTATTACCACCTTTTTTAGGTTGGGTGTTCTGAATTTCGGCTGTCGTTACTGGTGGTTGTTGTGATAATATTTTTTCAACAACATATTTGTCTCTAGCACTAACATCTTCAGTTGCTGTTGCTCTTTCATCATAAATTTCAGTGTTTGCATAAAAATTAAAAGAAAGGGCGTTTTGTAATTCTTCAACTGGTTGTTTTAATCCGTGTCCACCAATAAAATCAAAACCTAATGTGACTTTTACAATCATAGGTTGTACACCAATACCTTCAGGATTTAAATCGTATTTTGCTTCCTCATATGCAAATTGGAGACTATTAGGAACAATTTTACTATGATAAAAATCCCCAACTCTTAATACTAAAATTGGTGGTGCGCCAAAAGACGTGTTTAAAGCGTCATTATATTTTGGTCTTCCGTCAGCACCAATAATTGGTATTGTTTGTCCTGGTCTAACACATTGATTTAAAAATGTTAATCTACCATTTAAACCTTCTGGTGTCATAGCGTGGAAAATAGGACTAAAGTATTTTATTTTATCTTTAATTGATTGGAAAATCATTGGGTCCGATTCTTTTAAAACCTCAAAATAATCACACTCAGAAAATAATGTTCTTAAAACTTTTTTAGAAATACCATCTTTAATTTTTTGTTCAATTGTTATATTTGGTGATGGTTTAATTGTTTGAGCCGGGTTTTTTTGAACATTTACTGCTTCTTCTTTTTTTGTTTCTTTTTCTGGTTCTGGTGTTTTTTCACCACCACCACCGGTATCTTTTTTTGGTGGTTGTTTTGCTTTAATGTCTTTAATTGTAACTCTCCTACAAGACATTGCTGGTATTGAATAAATTTCAGCTGCTGAAGTTATTTTATATGTATTACCAACTTTTATATTTAAGTTTGCATTACAATTTACACTATCAGCTAAGACACCATCATTACCAGACGCATTAACAACCGTTGCGTCTGTTGTTACCTCAGAACTTGTTTTTGGGATTGCAATAGTTTCACCTCTTGGGTCTCCCTTTAATATTAGTTTTTTATTTGTGATATAATCTTCAAAAGATTTTCCGTTTTTATCTTTTTGTTTTTTAAACCATTGTTGGACGGAATCAATTCTTCTTTCAGATAGTGTTTGGTTGTAAGCAACTGTTTGAACGGCAGAAGCTGAACCTACTAAATCAACAGACACTTCTCCACCATTAAGTAATATTTCACCAATCTTAGTTATAAGTGTATCCTTAATTACTGTAAAATTACCCTCAACTACTTGTGTGAAAAAATTTGGTATACCAGCCCTACTCCACTCTTTATATGTACCGTCACTTTCTTTTGAGTAAGTTATTTCTGGTGCTGATGTGTCATATTTTCCTTTATTTCCAACATATCCATTATACCAACTATCATATGGTTGACTTGCGGTTTTACTCCAACTACCCTTACACTCAGGACAATCATTATCAAAATAAAATCCATAATTTATAAATTTTGATAAGTCTACATCTTCAAGTGCATTTGTTGTGTTATTTTCAACTTTTGTTTTATTATCTGTGACATTAGTATCGGCATTAGTACTACTTCCAACATTTTTATCAGCTTGTTCTGGTTGTTTTGGAATTTCAAACGCAACTTGACCTAACTCTTCAGAAGTTAATCTTGGGTTATTTAAAACTTGTTGATATGTAAATAAATCTCTTGTTGGGATTGTATTAAATTTAATACCTAATTCATATAAATCATATTTTAAACAACCAGCAAAAAATGAATCTAACATAGAATCAACTTTTTTAGGGTCAATTTTTTTAAGTTGTTTTTGAACAATTGTATTCATAACTGCCGGATGATCCACAATTATTTTCCAACTAATAGTACCTTTTCTTGATGTATTTTTATATGTGTATATTGGTTCTGGTCTACCAAGGAATGAAGTTTTATTAAATTCAGGTGAACTATCATCAGAAAATGATAAGTCATATGGTGGGAACCACATTATTCTACCTCCATTTGGTCCTTTTTCACATACTGGTAAATCATCATATGTAAATCCAGGTCTATCTGATGTTCTCCAAGCAAGGTTTTCAATTGAAAACATATATTTTTTAACCTTGTTATCAACGATATTTGTGGACCCAGGATTTTTTAAAGGAGCAATATTTAAATTATACGTCTTATCAAAAATAGAGTATGAAAATTTTCTACCTTCTGTTGTTATACCATCTGATTTTTGTAAATCAGCATAAGTGTAATAAGGTGTGTCTTTTGTAAAAATTCTACAATATTCAATTCCTTCTTCACTACCATCTGAATCATTTTTATATGATAAAACTTGTGAACCTTTTGTTAGTTCTTTATATCCATCATTGAAAACTTTTGATACTTGATTAATTGCATTACCTACGTGTTTTAATCTTGATTGACCAGTTACTTTATCGGCGGAGTCAATTAGTCTTTGTGTGTCGTCTAAAATTGAACCTTCTTTAAATGGTATATCAGTAGATTGATAACTAGAATAATCACTTCTAATAGTTTCAAATTCTTGGTCTAATGATTTTGGTACACCACCTGGCCCTTGTTTGAAACCAGCGTTGTCTTTATATTTTGGTGATGTCCAAACAAATTGTCCGGAAATACCACCACCATCTGAAAGTGATTTACCTTTTAAACCATTTAATAATTTATTTTGATTACCTTCGTATAGTATTCCTAATTCTTGTGGACCATAAACAATTGTGTTTATCTGTTTACCACCTGGTCCAACTGGTATTTGATTTGCTGGTGAATCAATTTGTGACGGTTCAGCTTCTGGACTACCAACATAATAACCACCAGTATTTGGTTTGTCTGGATCTAATATTCTATCAAGACCAGTTGTAATACTTTGTAATGGACCTCTTACGTATTTTGGTCTATATTTGTTATAATCTAAAGATGAAAATAAAATGGACCTTTGTCCATTTCCAGTATTTGCAACAAATGTTTCTGATGGATTTCTAAATACATCAAGTATTGGTCCTAATAACCCACCGGTTAATGAGTTTCCAACATTTAATGCTTTTTCAAGTAATGGTGCTTGTATATTTGTATCGTTAAAATAATCACCAGGTATTGTTGATACTGGAAAATAAGTACCAGATAATCTTAAGGCAAAAGCTGCTGCCGCCTCAACTGGATTTTCTGGTTGTGTAATTGACCAGTTTTTTTCAACAAATGGTTGTTTTCCTGCCGCAACAAGACTAGCGCTAAAAGGGTCTTCTAAAGAATCTAGATTTATCCTTCCTATAGTTTCTTTTCTTAATTGGTCCGCAATTCTTTCTTCAAAAGCACTTTTTAATCTTTCGGCACCTAATCTAGCTAAAAATGTATCTTGAGACAAAGGACCATTTGAACCTGATGGATTTTGACTAAATACAATATCATATGTTGTATATGTTGAAGCAACGAATGATGATGGGTCCCAATAAGGTTGATATAACTTTGGGTTACCAACAACGTCTGTAATAACAATTAAATCTGAATAACCACCTTCTGGACCATAAATATTTTGTACGTATGCCGCATCAATAAAAAATTCATTTATAATATCTAATTGTGTATCATTAGGGTCATATGGACCAGAATTTGACTCAACTGGATATGGTGAACCAGGAACAGAGTATTTACCTTCAAATCCACCTTCTGGACCATATTCATTAAGTGGATATAAACTATCGGCAAATTGATTTGATGAAATTAAAGTATCTGGTGAATCAATTACACTTGATACTGTTAAATTTGTTTCGTAATTTACATTTGTTGGTGGACTTGAGAATACACCAGGTACGGCATATGGTTGTAAATTTCTAGCAACCAATTGGTTTCTAAAACTTGATGAATTAGCAAAAGATAAAAAACTATCAGCCATATGTTATTTTAATAATAAATACAAAAAAATATGATTTTATAAATTAAAAATTATATACCTTCAGTAACCTTTTCTATAGCATTATTAATTTCGGTAAGTCCTTTAGGGTCGGCTTTAAGTGTTTCAATTAAAGAATTATAAAGTTCTGATGTCATATTTCTTAATGAATTATCTGAATTTGTAATATCTATTTTTTGAGTAACATTAAAATTTTTATTAATATTAGACTCAACAAGGTTTTTACCTTCAGTAAAATATTTTTGTATTTCATCAATAAAAGTGGTACTGACTGTTGAGCCTTCAATTTTTTGTACACCACCAATACCATCATAAACACCTGAAACACCTGAAACACCACTTTTATAAGCACCTTTTAACCCCTCAAATGCACCACTAGTCATTCCAAAAATAGTTTTAGCTATATTTCCAGGTATTTCATTTAAACTTGTTGTTATTTTATTTATATTTTCTGGTGTAAGCCCACCAGTTAACAATGATGCTGCCGAATCTTCAAGTGGTGACGATACACCAGTTAATCCACCTCTAACATCTTCTGATTTAATTTTACCAAATAAATTTTTAGCTGTAGCACCTCTAATTGCCATATTTGCTTCAGCTAATCTTTGTACTGGACCTTGACTAGCTACACCCATTCTCACGGCAAACTCACTTCCTTTTAATATACTTTTAATTTCTTCCTGAACAGTTAATTGACTTCTAGCAAGATCCTCAGCTGACATTGCTTGTTTAGATTGCTCTTCTTTTATTTTTTCTAATTGGTCAGCAGTTAAGTCTTCAACAGCAACTTCTTGTTTAGTTCCTTTATCATCTGTTATTTGAACAACGGCTCTTCCGTCTTTCATTTGAGACATATTAGCAATTAACATTCTATCTTCTTCACTAGCAGCAAAACTTGGAAATCTAATTTGTTTTAATTTCATATCCAAATCAGAACTTTTAATTGCCATACCAGCTAACTCATCAGCACTCATTCCTAATGTTTTAGCAACTTCTCTTAATTGTAATTTAGCACCAGGTAATATTTCAAAACCAGTACCATCAGCTTTTAATCTTGTAAACTGTTGAGCTACCTTGGTCATTTCGTCTTGGAGTTTTGCTGGGTCATTAAGAGCCATATCCATAGCTGAAAGTGGATCCAAAAGTTCTGTTGAGGTTACACCTAATCTTTGTAATGCAGATGTAAATTCAATTGCATTTTCTGGGTTTAATAAGTCTTCAGCTTTATCAAATACTTTACCCATATTAACACCAAGCATTGCTGATTGGGCTTGCATTTTTGCTAACCCTTGTACACCATTTTCAAAATTAAATAAATTAAGATTTTTTAAATTACTAACAACACCTGCTGTAACTTCTTTAACATTAACACCAACGCTTTTTGCGTAGTTTGCAACAGAAGTCATTTCATCACCAACACTTGATAGTTGAGTACCAACTTGTGAAAATTCACTTACTAATTTTGAAACCTCAATATCTGTTGCTTTTGATGTTGCACCAAGTTCAATAATTGTTTCATTTGCAACGGTTGTGTTTGTTTTTAATGTGGTCGGGATTTGACTCAATGCTTTCATACCCTCATCAGTAGTGATTCCCAATTTAAGCATTTCTGGGATGGTATCGGCTATCGTACTTTTTAATTCATCAGCCCTAGCACGACCAAGACCCATTGTGTTTCCTAGTTTTTGTGCTTCAGTAATTAGAGCGTTTACATCATCTGTAACTGTTTTTAAACCCAGAAATGGACTTCCAGTACTTACAAGCCCCCCTACAATATCACTTTTGATACCTTTTAAATCTAATGCTCCCGAAACTTCTTGATCACTTACTTGTAAAGATGATGGGCTAGATTCTGGGAGTTCTTTTTGCTCGTCTTTTGCTTTTTTTTGACCAGCATTATAAAGTTCTACAGCAGCATTTTTTTCTTCTTTTGTTAATTCACCTTTTTTACCAATTTTTTTAGCAAATAAATCATATATTTCATCGTATATACCCATATTGAGTTTTTAATATAAATATATTTTAAGTTGTTTTTTGAGGTTGTAAGTCTTCTAAAAGTTTTTCAATTAGATACTTTCTAACATAAGTAGGAATTGACAAAAATTCTTTATATTGCATATGTATATATTTTGCAAGATAATAATATTCGTCTAATAAAAATTTTGAGTATTTAGAAGAAAGGCCGAAAAAATTCCACCCCAAAGGCGATATTTACATCTACCTTTTCTCCAGACGGGGCTATAACTGTTCGTTTAAGATCTAATCTTGGTTCATTTTCTCTCATAAAATTTCTTATGAATTTTGAATCGTTGATTGGCATATTTTGAATAAAGGTTGCGATTTTGTTTGGGTCTTTATCATTATTAAGTTCAACAACCATTTTACTTAAACGAGTTGTAACAATAGGTGCGTTATATCCAATAGGATATAAATCAACAATCCTATCAATTTCCATTGTGTCCATTAAACTTAATATTTTTAATTTTACGTGAGCACCAGATGTTGGTAAAACTACTTCATATAATCCCTCGTTATTTGGTTGTACTTTTGGTTGAACGATATTTAACTCATCTAACATTATTGATGTTTCAAAAGATTTTCCTGTTTTTGGGTCATTCACAACAATATTATATTCTGGACCAAAAGATGTATTTCTTAAAAATAATAAAATAGCTTCAACATCACCTTCCAACAATTCTTCTGGTCTAATATCTCTTTCATATAATTTATTTCTTAAAAGAGGTACAATAATTGTTTCTTTAATTGTTTTTGTTCCGTCAATATTAACTAAGATATTTTCATCGCTAGCAGTTAGATAACCTATTTTAACACTTTTCTTTTTAGATTTATAAAATACACCACTTGAAGGTAGTTGAACTACATCGTGTGGTAAATTAAAATCCATCTGTCCATATGTTATAATATCATCACTCATATCTTTAAATTAAAAAATTTTATATGTATAAAAAAACCGTATACTATATAATAATATACGGTTAAATATAAAAGTAAATTTTTTTAGTAAACTAATATACAACGGTCCATAACGATTGTTGAAGAAATTGTTGCAACCTCATCACCACCGTATTTTAATGCACCACCATCATATCCAGTAAGCCATGCACCTTCTAATATCCATTTTTCAACAACAACACCGGTAGGGTCAAGCATTTCCAAATCAACATTTTTCTTATAACCAGCGGCATAACCCATACGACCAGTTACAGACTCAGCACAAGTTCTAATCCATTCCATAACAGCTTGTGTAGCAGAAGGACCAATTGGGTCTCTAAAAGTAACTTGTAATGATTCCCAGTTAAATTTACCAGCAACATAAACTTCTGTATTTAAAAATGGAATTGCGACAGAGTTAATTTTTAATTTTGGTCTTGATGTACTCTCAACATACCATTCATTTATCCCCAAAGAAGAAGGGAATCTTAAGATCCACCTATTATTACGCTTTGGTTCGTAAGGTATAGGCATTTTCATTAACAAATCAGCCATAGTTCAAATTTTTTTGTTTTTTATTTTATTATAAATAGTACTATATAAAAAATTTTTCTATTTACTTTAATATATTTTCAAAATATTATTATAATAAGTAAGAATTAACTTAATATTTAGTTTTTTTACCTCCTGCTGTTAAATAAGTTTGTAAAATATTATCTTTCTTTTTATCAAAATGACTTTTCATTTTTTCTACATTTCTAACATCATCATCTGAAAAACCAATAAATGGTGTAAAATAATTTGAAATTTTGTTTTTCATAAAAGCTTTTTTCTGTAATCTATGTGATAACAATTTTACATATCTTATAAATTCCTCCATAGCATCAATTTTTCCTTGTTCTGGATTTGTGGCAGAACCAGCACCAAAAGAAACTGGATGAAATCTACACATATCTAAATAAACCTCAACAAGTTCATCATCAGTTAAATCTTCCTCATCTGCTAAATCTCTATACTTTTTTAGGTTTTTTACCAACTCACTTTTATTTAAACCGTGTTTGTTTGAATCTATAAGTTTATGGACAGCTTCTTTTAACACAGAAGGTGTATGACCTCTTGCGGTTACAATTGCAAATATTGAGCCGTTGTTAATTGCTTCTACAAAATCAGACCACGCTGGACCTGTCGGAGCTTTCATTGCGTCTTTTAAAAATTTGTCGTCTCCTTTAACACCAAAATCTTTAAATGGTTCTTTATCAAAAGCAACAACTTTATGACCTTTATAGTTAAAAGGTTCTTTACCAATTTCAGTTCTATATTCCGCAAAATCTTCAGTTGACATCTGAACTGTTTCATCATTATCATCTAATAAATAAATTTTTGTCGGCATAAACATTAGGTTGTCGTCCCAATCAAAAGCGTAATATTTCATTACTGGTGATGATGTTTCGTCAATAATCTCACTAATTAATTTTTTTATATATTTTTTTTGACTCATAATAATAAATATTAGATAAATAAAAAAAGGGAGAACTTGTCTCCCTTTTCCTTTAATTTATTTTATTAGATATTATCAAACGAAGCACCTGTTGGTGTAATGTAGAATGTAATATCAATAAATTCTAATGAACGAGTTGGTTTGATATAGATTTTACCTGTTAATTGGTTTCTATCCAAATCAGCCGTATCACTTGAAACTGTAACTCGGAAATCGTATAAACCTCGGTCTCTTCTGATTGCATCCAAGATTGGGTTAACTGCGTTTAAGAAATCTTGTCTTACTTGTTCGTCGTTTTGGTCAAACAATAATCTTACTGAAACAGCAGAAATTAATTTACGAGCTTGTAATAACAATCTTCTAACATTAATTCTATCTAAAGCAGATTCTCTAATTTGAAGGGTTTTATTACCCCAGATTACAGTACCGACATCAGCAAATGTTGCAATTGGGTTAATTCTTCCAATATAAAGAACATCTCTATCTTCTTGTGTTAATTTTTTACGAGCTTTAACTGCATTTACAATACCACGAGTATAACCAGCTGCTGCAAACCAAGGGAATGCAATATTATCAGTAAGTGCCAAGTTTCTTGTAACTTCAGCCGTTGCTGGAATATAAATTTGTGTATTATTTACACTATCTCTTGTTAATACCCAAGGATAATATGTTGCAGTATAGTTAGAGTCAATTCCAGTTGTCTCCAAATTATCAACAGCTTCTTGAGGATAAATCAAGTTATCACCCTCAGTTGTTGATGCTACAAACATATTGTAGTCTGGTGTTGTTGTAATATAAAGTGAATCCGCTCTATCGTTTTCAATCATATCAATTGTAGCTTCAACTAAATCACTATGATAAACGTAATCAATTCCTGGAGACACAAATACATTAATGTTTACAGCTTCTGGATTTGCAAACGTTCTAATACCAAGTAAATAAGCATAGTAATCTGTATTTGCGTAATCAACAGTTCCATCACCAACAGCAATTTGTTTAAACGCACCCCATCCTGATGCCGTTGGGTATCTATCAGAAACACAAGCACCATTTAAGAAACCTCTACGACCTAATACGTAATTATCACCGTTTGTTCTAAACTCTCTATAAATATCCCATCCGTCAAATCCACCACTCACAAATAAAGTGAATTTTCTTGAGAACAATCTGTAGTATGGACTCTCTGGTTCTGTTGGTTCAGAAGAGAATGGTGCGGCACCAGCATAATATTTAGGTGTCCCACTTGTTGCAAAAGCGCTTGAAATTGTAATTCCACTTGCAAATTGGTCCATATGGAAACCTCTTGTTTTATAAGCCCACTCACCACCTTCTAAATCACAAGTTGAGATTGGGTTTCTTTTTCCGTAGTACTCAAAGAAATCAGTGTCAAACCCAATATTGCTTGACATACCAAGATATGTTCTTCTAATATTATCACCAGAACTTGTAATTGCATCATCAGCACCAGAGGCTAAACCAAATGGTGGGTTATAAATTACTTCACCTGGGAAATCATATTTAGTTTTATAAACTGGGAATGGCGGTCTAACTCCAACATATTCTCTAAATGTATATCCGTCAAAACCACAAGCTACAGCATCAACTGGTGCGTCCTCGTTCATTTCAACCATAATATATTTAGAATTCAATTCATACTCACCATCTAATGTACCAATTTTTTTAGCAATAAAGTTATTTTGAGATGGGTCCATAGAACAGTTTGTGAATTTCTCAATCACAACTGGGTTTGAATCAACATCAAAGTAATCTCTTACTAACACATCAAATGTTCTGTTAGCAAATGAAATATTAATAATTGAAATTTTAACTTCACTATTTGCTGAGTTACCATCTGAAATTGTGTAGAACTTAAATAGGTTAAATGTTTTAGTACCTCTTAACTCTGACACAACCCAAGGAGAACTTGGAGATTGGAACTTATCTAAGTACCAACCAATTGAGTTAGGGTCACCACTTTGTGCGGAATCAAGAGCTGTAAGTTGAGAACTTAAACCTCTAATATAACCTTTTCTCCATCCATAATTTAAAAGGGCTTGGAATCTTTCTTCTAAGAATAATGGTGTTGAAGTTCTTGGTTTCCCAAAATTGGTACTACCAAATACTTTTGATATATATTGTGAATCTGATTGACTAAATGATGTTTCAAAAATAAAGTTAGTCCCAGAATCATTTGTAACATTTACAGAAAAAGGTAAATATGGGTTTTTAAGTACACCACTATATTGACCAGTCATATCAAGTGTTACATTTGATGTGTTAGATACTTCATATACTGGATTATTAGAATCAGAATATGTTGCAATACCTCTTGATCTTAAAGTTGCAACCACCAAATCATCATAGTCTGTATAACAAACACCAGAATACAAATAAACTTGACCAACAATAACTCCTTCATAACAACTAACATTTACTGGTGTTGGTGTTGGTGTTGGGGATGCAAAAGGTGTTGGTGTAATACAAGGGTTAATTGGTGTTGCTGATGGTGTTGGTGACGGTGGAACTAATGTAGTAGTTGTTGTGGTCACAGGAAACACTTCAGTTAATCCACTAATAAATGTGAAGAAAGAATATCCAGAATACAATCCATTATTTGTATTATCAAATAAAGCATAATACCA